TTTTTGAAAAACTATTAGATAAAGTATTGTCACAAGGAAGTAGTTTAAGTGATCAAAAGAATATCAAAGATGAATTTATAAAAATTTCCTCACAAATATCTGCTGAAGCTATATTTGGTAAGAATGACAGTCTTCCGTTGATTAAATATGACGGTAAAAAAATTCAAAGATTGGGTAAGAAGAAAGAATATTCAATCACAAGTATAGTGGAAGAAAAAGGTGGAGATTTTAAAGTTGGTAAAATTGAAATAAAAAAGAGTAAGGATGGAAATTATTTTATCGTCTATTTATATCTTATATTTGAATTACAAATAGTTGATGATGAAGTAGTTCCTTATTATTCATTAGTAGAACTAAGAAATGATAGTAAAAGTAGTTTTACATTCAAAGCAGAAGTAAATAAAACCGCAATACCACAAGATAAAGTATTTTAATATGAACATTAAGAAATTAATTTTTGAAGCATTAGACAAATCAAGCACAGACATTTCTATTGAAGATGGTGTTTTTGACATCACTAAACAAGAACACATTGAAATCTTGAGAAGCAATCTGCTAGAAGTAGGCATGTCAGTAGAAACTGTAACTGATTATCTAAACAATGTTGTAGAAGGAAAATATCCAGCACGTCAAGCATACAACAAAAATGGTATACTTGTAACCTTTCCAACACCAGAATATAAACAAAAAGCAATTGCAAAGGGAACTCATTTTGATAAAAATCCAAACAAACGTGACGCAAATGTTTTTACAGATGAACCAACAGATGAACCAACAGATCAAGAAAAACCAAGCGTAGAACCAGAACAAAAACCAACTCCAGATCAACCAAAATCACCAGAGAAAGTAGCTGCTCAACCAGAACAAAAACCAAAGGATGATGAAGATCCAGACACTAGAACTCCTGAAGAAAAACAAGCTGATGCAGCTAATATTGAAAAAATTTTAAGAACAGAGTATACCCTTGAAGAAGCCAAATCATATGGTTTTTATCAAAAGAAGAATACATGGTATGACTCTAACGGTAACGTAGTGGGCAAATTGTGGTACGTAGACGGTAAAAAACTAATAATTAAATGAAAAAACAATTACTTTGCACATTCACTACGTCCAGTGAATATTTGAATAATGTAGATTTGATAAAACAGAACTACATTATTCTAAATGAAAAAATATTTATATTCAGTAATACAAAAAATCCAAAAGAATTGTATCTGACTTATAATGTTGAACTTACAGATGATAAATTCAACAAATTGCCAAATACAATAAGTGTACATAGAAAAAAACAAACCAACACAATTTATACATTGAATGCAATGAATAAGTTGATCACAGAAGAAAACAATGGCGTTTTTGACAAAACCTTTCAGTTAAGTTGGGAATTGTACCAAAATTCAATTATTTTAACCGGTGATGTGTCCGTCAGAATTATTCCTGTCAAAATTTTCAATATAATTAGTTGAACTTTTTAAAATTCCATGCCATAGTTATGTAGTGTTATGAACAAGTGATTCGTGTGAGTCACTCAATAAGTTACAAAACTTATTAATTAACACTTAAAAATTAACTATTAAATAATTACCGATTATGGCATTAGACCTAAGTAAGCTAAAGAGTCGTTTGAATTCACTTTCAAATACAAACAACAAAACTCAACTAATCTGGAAACCAAAGCCAGGCAAACAAGTTGTACGTATTGTTCCCTACAAGTATCAACCTGATAATCCTTTTATTGAGTTGAAGTTCCATTATAATATCAATAACAAGACTTATCTATCTCCTGACAGTTTTAACCGTCCAGATCCAATTGTTGAATGGTCAAATCGTATGAAGAAGACCGGCAATAAGGAAGATTGGCAGTTGGGACGTAAGATGGAACCAAAGATGCGCACATACGCTCCAATCTTGGTTCGTGGTGAAGAAAGTGAAGGAATCAAGTTCTGGGGATTTGGTAAGAATGTCTATCAAGAAATTCTATCAATCATCAATGATCCTGATTACGGTGATATCACAGATCCAGTAAATGGCCGTGACATTGTTGTAGAATTCCGTACCGCAGAAGATTCTGGTAAGTCATTTCCAGAAACTACTATCCGTGTCAAACCAAACGCAACTATTGCAATTGATGTATCTCAAAAGGATATTCTTGCTCAACAAGTGAACATTTTGGATCTATTTCCTGAATATTCATATGATGAACTAAAGTCTGTAATGGACGCTTGGTTGAATCCTGAAACTCAGACCACAGAAGGTACTGTTAATACTATTGTTGAAGATGACGCTCCGTTTACAACATCTCCAACTCCATCTCCAAGTGCAGGTAAAACTGCTACTGCCTCACCAAGTGCAAAGGCATCCAAAGCAAATACAGATGATGTAACTGCTGCTTTTGATAACTTGTTCAACAGTTAAAATCAATTGTTAGTAATGGGGTGGTAGTATCTATTACTGCCACCCCTATTTTAGTTATATAAATTTATGAAAAAGAAAAATCAAGTTACACAAGATACTCCTCAAAGAGATGAGTTAGTTGAATTACTCGCAAATGAGTTAAACAAAGCAAACAAAGACGGTGGTAAAATTGCTTATTTTTTAGATGAACAGGAAAATCCAGCGGAAATTAGTGATTGGATTAGTACAGGTTCTTCTATTCTTGACCTAGCTATTAGTAATCGTCCTCACGGCGGATTACCTGTTGGTAAGATGATTGAATTCAATGGATTAGAAGGAACAGGAAAGAGTCTGTTATCTGCACACGTTGTTGCTGATACACAAAAGAAAGGTGGAATTGCAGTTGTTATTGACACTGAAAATTCTGCTGCTCCAGAATTCTGGAAAAGTCTCGGTGTAGATCTATCAAAACTTCTATATGTTCAATGTGAAACCGTTGAAGATATTTTTGAAAAGATGGAACAAATGATTGCGATTGTAAGAAAGTCTAACAAAGATCGTATTCTTACAATTATTGTTGACTCTGTTGCAGCCGCATCTACAAAAGTAGAATTGGAAAGTGATCATGGTAAGGATGGTTATGCAACTGGTAAGAGTATCATCATCAGTAAAGCAATGCGTAAGATTACTACAATGATTGGTCGTCAGAAGGTACTTACTGTATTTACTAATCAATTGCGTCAGAATCTAAATGCTATGGCATTTGGTGATAAGTATGTAGTATCAGGTGGTAAATCACTTGCTTATCATTGCAGTGTTCGTGTTCGTTTGAACAACACAGGTAAACTTAAGAAAGGTGAAGAAGTAATTGGCAATGAATGTAAAGCATTAGTTGTCAAAAATCGTATGGGTCCACCACAACGTCAAGCATCTTTTGATATTTACTTTGATAGTGGAATTGCAGATTATGGTAGTTGGATTAAGGTACTGAAAGAAAACGACTTGGTAAAACAAGGTGGAGCTTATTATACCTATAAAAAGGATGATGGTACTGAATGGAAGTTTCAATCCAAAGACTTTGTACAAATAATGAAAAATGACAAAGTTTTGAATGAAGAAATTTATATGAAAATCTGTAATTCAGTCATTATGAAGTATAAAGATCCAAATAGTATCATTGTTGATGACGCAGTTGTTGACACGAATGAGGATGTTGGTGTATCATCTGAGAATGAGTAATCTATCTGACAGTGAAAAAAAGAGGTTGTTTTCTTTATTTGATAACGTAAAACAAGAAGATACAGTTGGAGGATTGAATAGATCATCTAATTCTGAAGTTCTAATTGTTGATTTCATGAACACTTTTATTAGAGCGTTTATGGCCTCCCCCTCCCTCAATTCTAACGGTAACCATACTGGTGGAATTGCGGGATGTTTAAAAAGCATTGGTTATGCAACTAAACTAATTAATCCTACAAAGATTGTAGTTGTGTCTGATGGTCAAGGGGGTTCACTGAAAAGACGGAAGATTTATCCTCAGTATAAAAGTGGTAGAAAGACTAAAATTAGGCTCAATAGAGCTTATGAAGATACTAGTACTCCTGATACTGAGGATAAAAATCTAAAAAAACAGTTGTTAAGAACTGTACAATATCTAGATAAATTGCCTGTAACAACTATGGCAATTGATCATATTGAAGCGGATGATACAATTGCATATTTGGCAACAGAATATTTTAAGAACAGTAATGTTACCATTATGAGTGCTGATAAAGATTTCTTACAATTAGCCGGAGATAGAATTAAAGTCTGGAGTCCAACAAAAAAGAAATTGTATGGTTGTGCAGAAATTTTATTGGAGTATGGTATCAGTTGTAAGAACTTTATTAATTATAGAGTAATGGAAGGTGATCCCAGTGATAATATTGACGGTATTTCTGGTGCCGGATTAAAAACTATTATCAAGTGTTTTCCTATTTTTACTGAAGAACATCAATATACACTGCAAGAGATATATAACTATAGTGATAGTAAGAAAGGTAAATTAAAGTTATATAACACTATATTAGAAAATAAAGAGGTTATGCAACGTAATTATGATTTAATGCAGTTAAATAATACTCAAATTCAAACGTTCTCACAATTGAGGATCAATGAAATCATGGAAAAGCCAATTGCTAAATTGGACAAATTTGGTTTTAGCAAATTGTTGGTGGAAGATTGCATGCAAAATAATTTTCCAAATAGTATGATATGGTTGAATGAAGTGTTTGGAAAAATCAATTCAATGGTTCTGTAAAAAATCTTGGTTTACAGAAAAAGTGTGGTATGGTTGGTATAGATAAAT